TCAAATGCGGAAGTGTTTGAAGATATAAACGGAAATATTAAGGTAAGAAAAAATGCCGCAGATACTTCTGCCAAAGTTGATGGTATTATTGCGATGATTATTGCTATGCACTGCTCGTTAGATAATCCTTCTGTTAGTTCTTCCTTTGGTTTTAGGAGTTTTTGATATAGAATCGGTAAAAATTGAGAGGTTATCATGGGTATATTAGACATTTTCAAACGTAAATCCAATGTTCAAAACGAAGCAAATACTGTTTTAGGACAGTTACAACTTGGTAATCAAGTTATTGCTAACATTGGTAGCAAACAAGTCCCATCTACTCAATTACTTTATGTAACCACTGGTAGTTCTACTGTTGCAGGTCGAACTGTAGATATTACTTTACTAACTCGCAATTCAACAGTAATGGCTTGCGTAGGCACTAAGGCTAGAACTCTCGCGCAGTTACCCATAAGCATTATGTGCAAGATGGATGATGGCACTTTTACTGATGCGTTAAAGTCTGATAAGACATCTAATAGAGATAAAGCCAAAGCTAAACAAGTTCTTAACTTACTAACTAATCCTAATAACTTTCAATCTACTTACGAGTTTTGGTATCAGTGGTGCATGTGGCAAGATATATCTGGCGAAACTTTTACTCTCTGGTGGAGAAAAGATCAGAAAGACGCAAGCCAAACTCCGGTTGAAATGTATAACTTGGATTCAACGCTTATAACAGTTCAATTAACACCTGCTAGATACCCGTCTTACAGACTTTCTACTTCTTCGTTTGGATTTAACAAAGAAGAACCACTTGCGTCACATCAAGTTATGCACGTAAAAGAAGCCGCGTGGCAAGGTTCATCTGGTTTTAACAAAGGTATTCTTGCGGCTGAACTTGTAGCGTTAGATCAGGATATAGACGTTTATGCTAACTTTATTATGCAAAACGGTGCAAAGCCGTCTGGTATTTTTACTACCGAACAGGTAATACCTGATGCTAAATACAAAGAAGTAGCGGCTCGGTTAAAAGAAGCCTGGAACGCTATGACGGGTTCTAGAAATGTAGACCCATCTAAAGCAGGACAAGGAATGTTATTAGATCAGGGTATGAAATACACTCCGATCAATATGCTTACCTTGCAAGACGCTGATGCGGCGGCATTAAAGACAATGACAATGAAACGTATCTGTGGACTGTTTGGAATTCATCCTGCAATGATAGGTATTGAAGATGGAAAGTTTAATAACACTCAAACTATGCTAGATGAGTTTTATAAAACAACTATGTATCCAATGGTTATAAGTCTAGAACAAAAGTTAAATCAACATCTGTTAAAAGGTTATCCTAATCTCTGCGTAAGGTTTGATACTAAAGATTTCTTAAAAGGCGCGGCACTAGATCAAATGAATTTTGCAGTGCAAGGTGTAAATAATGGTATCATTACACCAAATGAAGCAAGAGAGTATCTCAACATCGAAAAGATAGACGGTGCTGACGAGTTAAAACAAGACAGTAAACCGATTGAACCGATGCAAGGTCAATCTCCACAAGATACGGGTGGCGGTGGTGGTAGTCAAACACGTAAGATGAATATAGGTAAAACATGAAGCCTATAACTCAGGCTGTTTTAGCTTTGACTTCACAAATTCGGAAAGTTAGTGTTAAACTACCGAAAAAGCGCATTAACCCCGACAAAATACAAGACGATAATCAATCTATCCATCATGGGGTAATTAATGAAAAACTACACTCTAATTTGCGAAGCACAAGTTAAATTAGGTATTGACGCTGATGAAAGCGTATCGCCAACAGGTATGATAGAAGCTGTTGTGACCTCATGGGGTGCGCGTGAAGGTGGCGATGGTCGTAGATTTAACTATCAACCTGAAGGCTTCGCGCAATGGGCGGATGAATTTTCAAAAGGTGATAAACCTTTACCCATGTTTTTAAATCATAACGATATGGGTATGCCTGTTGGTCAATGGGATGAATTTAAGTTTACCAAGACAGGTATGGAAGCCAAAGGTAAGTTATATATGAATACCGTAGGCGGTTCTGACTTGCATGAAATTTTAAAGAGTTCTCCTAAAATGTTTGGCGGCGTATCTGTAGGCGCGTATGCAGATGAAGCGCAAATGGTAGATGAAGCAGGTATGCCTATGGATGATGACTCAGAAGAAGAAGGATACTTTCAGATTACTAAAGGTGGATTGAGAGAAGTCTCAGTAGTAATGTATCCAAACAATCCAAATGCTGAAATTCAGCGATTAGAATTTTTTAGACCGGATGGCTCGGCTAATTTAAAGATTTTGGAACAGGCTTTGCGGGATGCAGGTCTGTGCAAAAAGGATGCGGTCACTTCCGTATCCATTCTCAAGAAGGCACTGGACAAACGGGATGTGACTCCAGAGTTGATTGAAAAAACGGACGCTAAGAGTGATTCTGATGCGGATGTGACCGAAGCAAAAATTCTTGAAGCATTAGAAGCCAGAGAGTTGATGCAATTTCTAAATAAACGTATTTAAAGGAAATATCATGATTGAAAAAATCACCGAAAAGCTAGACCTTATTGAAGCCAACCAACAAGCTAAAATTGTCGAAGCTACCGAAGCAGTAAAAACAGAATTAAATGAAAAAATTAGCGCACTGGAAGTAAAACTTTCAGAAGTTCAAGCGCCTGCTGTAATTAAAACTTACAAGACTTTAAGTCAAGAAGTTAATCGTTCTGTTAAAGAGCAAATTCGTGATTTTTACAAATCAGAAGGTCGTCAGCAAAAAGAAATTAAATTGTTTGAGTCTGCTGACCAACACGATGCTTTCTTAAAAGAAACTGGTTCACAGTTAGGTAATCCTGCCGGTTACGGTTCTGGTTACAATGTCGGTGGTCGTACTGGTTATGACCCTGTGTTTGTGGCTTTGCGTCAAACCAATCCTTTGCGCGGTGTTAGTCGTACTGTTGCTACTGATGGTTCTGCCTATCAGCTAAGACAAAAAGTTGGCAACGCGGGCGCAACTTGGGGCTATGCAATTCAAAACAATGGCGGACCTACAACTCAAGACACGTTAATTTGGCAACTAATTTTACGTGATTTGAACTGCCAATTCCCAGTTCGTACCGCTACGCTTGATGATATTGACGGCTTGGAAGGTAACATTGTCTCAGACATGATGGCTGAATTTGGTCAGGTGGAAGCGCAATCAATGATTTTAAATAACGATCAAACCGATTCACCTGCTACTTACGGTGGAACTAATGGTCTGCGTGGTTTAAATCAATACGCTAATTCCAGTACTTATAATGCAGGTCTTGTAAGTTCTGTTATTTACGGTTCTAGCGGAGTTGCTACTACAAATGGTTTGTCTACTATCGCTACTTACGATCAAATCCTTACCAATGGTTCATCTTCAACAACTAATAATGTCAGTTACAAAGATGTTATTAACTTGATCTATAGCTTGCCAAATCAATACTGGACTGATTCAGCAAAGTTCTTAATTAATCCTATTCAGTTACAAGCTATTCGTGGTTTGGTTGATGATAACCAACGACCAATCTATGTAGATGGTTTGGCTCGCGCTGATGGTATTGTTGGTCAACTGTTAGGTTTTGATGTTGTTGTAAATAAATACTGCGACACTCCAAACTACGCAGGTGTAGACAAGCCTGATTTGTATCCTATGTACTTTGGTGACTTCCAACGTGGTCACGTTATCATTGATCGTTTAAACATGGTATTAAGGCGCTACGATCAAACGCAACCCGGATTTATCAATTTTTATGGGGAAAAACGTCTAGCATCCAGTATTCATGATGCTAACGCAATTGTGGCTTATCGTTCTACTCATACTGCGAACGACTAAAGGAACGGGGAGAGAAATCTCCCCACCTTTTTAACTTAATTTAGGATTGAATATGAGTCTAATTCTCGAAGCAATTAAAACCGCACTTGTCGAAGGTAAATCTACTGTTAATTTAAAAGAAGCGTCTGCTTTGACTGGTTCTGGTTCGGGAATAGGCGGTCGTGTAATTTATGATGATGCGTTTGCCGCCTTGCGTATGGCTAATCCTATTCGCAGAGCAGGTGCAAGAGTAATTAATACTATTGGTTCAGATCAGGCGTTTGTTGCTAAAACTGGCAACATAACAAACATTCAAAATGGCGCAGTAGTTACTGGTTCTATTACAGGCACAACTTTAACTGTAACTGGAGTAACAAGCGGCACTTTAAGAATTGGTCAGGTTTTATCAGGTGCAAATATTAACGCAGGAACTTATATTTCTGCTTTGGGAACTGGCACTGGTGGCAATGGAACGTATACAGTAGTTGGTGATACGTCTGCCGCATCTACGACAATTACTGCTTTAGGTAATCCTTGGGAATACTACCCAATCAACAATAATAACGCGGCTACTGGCTACGATACTGCTTTTTGGCAGTTGCCTGTTCGCGCAATTCAAGCAAGTGTTCCTATTAGAACTGCCGTAATGTCAGACATTAACAATCTTGAGGAAGCAATTGTTCAAGACATTGCTTTAGAATTTGCACAGCAAGAAGCGTTAAGTATGATGCTAAATAATGACCAAGCAAATTCTACTACTGGATATTATGGTGCAACTCTTGGTTTAAGAGGTTTAAATAGCTACACAAAATCTACTTCTGCGGCGGCATTTGGCTCTAGCGGAATTGCAATGACCAACGGAATACATACCGTTCTTGGTGTAGCCGCTGAAACTGCAAGCGCGGTATCCTATAACGATATAGCTAATCTTGCAGGTATTTTACCTTCACAATATTGGACTGACCCATCTACTGCGTGGATGATGCACCCAACTACAATTAGAAATCTACGGGAATTAACTGGCGGCACTACTGGTTTGCCTGTATTTTTAGAAGTAGGTGATGTAGATGGTGGTTCTGTAACTAGAATTTTTGGTTTTCCTGTTATTTCAAATCCATATATGAATACCGCAGGTGCTAACAATATTCCAATTTATCTAGCCGCATGGAATCAGTTTGTAACTATTGCAGATAATGAATTAATGAGTATTCAACAGTTTGAACAAACAAGTCCAGGCTTTGTAACGATTTTTGCTGAGAAACGAGTTTGCTCAACAGTTAGAGACCCATTTGCCGGTGTTCGTTTAGTTAATCCTGCATCGTAAGGAAATAAATGCCAAGTCTTTTAACTGCATCACTAGCAAACGGAGATACAAGAAATCCGTTTAGCTATGCAAAGTTTGAACAAGTAGCTAGAGATCAAGCTACCGAGTGGCTTACTTTGTCTGAAATTACTAATCAGTTAAATTTGTTTCAAGACGAAAGCCAAGACGAATATCTGTCTAGTTTAGAATTGGCTACTAGATTTGCAATAGAAGATTATTTGGGGTTTGCTATATTTCCAGTTCAGTATCGTGTTTACTACGGTAATACTGGTCTTTTTTCAACTGCTATATTTTTAGATTTGCCTGAAGTATCTGCGGGTAAAACAGGCGTTACAATTAACTCAGTATCTTATTACACTAATGACCCAAATCCAGTTGTTACAGCGCTACCAACAAGTGCATATTATTATGATCCTACAGGCAATCGTGTGGTTGTCACAAGTATACCTGATACGATTTCTGTAAACATAGCTAATCCAATACAAGTGTTATATACGGTTAATGCCAATCCTATTGGTCAATATCCAGTAATTAAACAAGCAGGATTATTATTATTAACACACTTATACAATCAAAGATCAAACACTACAGAAGTAAGATTGAATACTATACCTTTTGGCGTGGATACTTTGTTAAGACCCTACAAACCTTTGGTAATGTAATGGCTATTTTAAGAAGTGAAAATGTAACAGTTAATTCCGTAGTTAATTCGGTTAATAGTTTAGGTGAATACACTACGACTATTGTTCCAGAGTTTACATCGAGAGCAATTGTTGCAGATGTGGCAAACAGTTTAAGAATTTCAGAAAGATATAGGGTGTATCAGGATTTAGTTAATTTAACTTTTAACTATACGCCTAACTTAAAAAATATTGTTGATAACCAGAATTTGTTTAGTATTACTTGGCGTGGATTTGATTGGCGTATTACAGATGTTCGAGAGTCAAATGATAGAATGAGAGTTACTCTACTATGTTATAGAAATGACCCAACAACACCGGTATGACACAACAAAATCCTTATGTATATGCGGAAGCAATCCAGTATCAACTTGCAGACATAGTTGACCCTGTTCCTGTCTACGCAAACTTTAATAGAAACTATGCTACACAGACTCAATTTTTAACATGGCAATTAAGAAATGTGCATCAACCGGTTTACACAGGTCCAAATCAAAACAATAAAGGTATAGATACTCCTACCTTTCAGATAAGTGTTTTTTCCCAGACAATGGGTGACGCATTTAATTTAAGTAATGATATACTACAGGCGTTACACGGTTATTCAGGTTTGTTTGGTGGTGTAGATGGTTTTTACATTTCCAAAGCAGATGTTAGTTGGTTATACAATACATATGATAATGAATTGGGTTTAAATCAAATAATACTTGATTGTGAACTGCAAATTCCGACATAAGAAAATTAACTCTTAAAAAGGATTAAATTATGGCACTTCCAAGTAAAGTTTTACCCGGCTTTAGCGCGGCGATGTATGCACAAACAGGCGCATCGCCTACACCTTTGACACTGGCACAGTTATCAACACTGGCTAGCGTTCAAGCTATTGCTACTTCTAATTATTTGATGAACATCGAAGCTGTCCCTGCCTTTGGTCAAGATGATGCAGTTGCGTCTTTTGGCGTAGCAGGTAGTCGGCAATCGGACAAGATACCAACTCAGTCCGCACCTACTTCAATGACTATCACTTCAGCATGGAATCCATCTGATACCGTTATCACTCAGGTTCGCACAGATGCTTATTCTGGCATTACAGAAAGAACTTATGTAATCACTGCTACTGATGGAGTAGGCACTGTCTACTACGCTTTTAACGCACGTGTAAGCGAATTTAAAATAGATTCTGCACCCGGCGCTGAAGCGAAGGCTACGTTTACAATTCATCCCCGTGGCAATATGTATGGTTGGTCTAACACTGCTTAAAAAGGAATAATTATGGCTCTCCCAAATAAAGTTTTACCTGGATTTTCGGCTTCGATGTGGATGCAGACAAGTTCTACACCTACTCCGTTAACAGTAGCAAATTTATCGGTTTGGACAGCGCAAGTTACTACAATTGTAGGCACTTCAGCTAACGGAACCGGTGGGTCAGGCACTCAACTTAACGTAGAAGCTGTCCCTGCGTTTGGTCAAGACGATGCTGTGGCTTCTTTCGGTGTAGCGGGTTCGCGTCAATCAGATAAGATTCCAACTCAATCAGCACCAACGTCTATGACAATTACTGCGGCTTGGAATCCATCAGATACGGCATTGTTATTAATTCGCGGTGATGCTTACAGCGGTGTAGTTGATAGAACCTTTGTGGTTGCCGCTGTTGATGGCACTAACACTGTGGCTTATGCTTTTAACGCACGTGTAGGCGAGTTTAAGATTGACTCAGCACCCGGCGCTGAAGCTAAATGCACGTTCACTATTCATCCTCGCGGTAATCAATACGGATGGAGTAATAACACATGACCTTAGACGAAGCCGTAGAAATCTTAAGCACAACCTATCAACCCCTAGATTTAATTGCTAGGGGTTTGGTAGTTGACCCTACAGAAGTTAGTGAAGCACTTGCGAGTGCTGAAGAAGATACAGTAGAGAAATTTGTTTTAACTATATTAGCAAAATATAACCCACAAGAGATTACAAATGGCAACAATACAGAACAGCAACGACCTGCTGAGTTTTCTAATCAGTCAGTCGAATAGCGGTGTAAAGAACTGGTTTAATTTTCACGAACAAAAGATAACAGGTATTAATTTAGTCCATGAGATCGCAAGAAATCATGCAGACACAATGACACCTGATGAAGTAGTAGATTACGTTATAAAACTAAACAATATTATTTACAATAGAATGATAAAAGGTGACTAAATGAGTTTCTCTAAGAAACTAGGTTCTTCGTATGACAAAGTTAAAGACCAAGCAAAACTTAAGACAATAAGTATTAATTTAGGTGATGTGCAGTTTGATCTTAAAGTTAGGATTCCACTTAAGAAAGAAATGGAAGCATTAACTGAAAGAATAAACAATCCTGATAAAGATAGAGTTGATATTATTTTTAAAAGATTAGCGGAACCAATTAAAAAGATAGTAGCAGATAGTGGTGATGAATTTTTGAGTGTAGTTAATTCAGAAAAGCAAACTATTACTATTACAGATGATGATGTTGTTTTAGATGGTTCTTCAGTTAGACAGGCGGCTACTTTAACAGCAATGTGGGAAATTAAAGTAGAAGAATATTTCCATCTGCTAGAGTCTGAAACTGGAGTTCCTGTTAATGAAACATTTGAGCAAATAAGTGAAGAATTACCAGATATTGCAATTAAAGAAATTTTAGAAGTAATAGAAACTTCTATTAAGCCTGATTACAAGACAGCAAAAAAAAACTAAGAAGATCACTCCGTAGTCAAGTTACTGCGGCTATGGTTTTCAACGGTCATACAGAACAATATATTAACTCTCTCGATGAAGAAACATTTACGGAGATTCAGGTTATGTATGCTGATGGGATGCTTGGAAACAAAGGTATATTCGATGCGTTAGCACCCATCACGACCGCTGTATTCAATTACATGCGCGGCTCAAATCAACCTGCATATAAACAAGAACAAATCTTTCCTTGGGTTAATGAATACTCTATTAATCCAGACTTTGAACCCAAACCTGAAGAAGCCGTGAATACAAGTTTATTGGTATACTTGAGTCAGGCGCAGGGATTCAAAAAGGAATACTTTAAAAATGGCAGTTGAAAGCAAATTTTCCGTAGATGGTTTTCCAGAGTTGTTTAAAGCAATGGAAGAACTTAAAGAGGAAATAGGCAAAGGTAAAACAGATAGAATCTGGCGTAAATGTTTAGGTTACGCTTTTGAACCTGTTTTAGAAGATGCTAAATCTTTTGCGCCAGAAGATACTGGACAATTAGAAAAGCATATTTATTTAAAAGTTCAAAGACCACAAGCAAGAGATAAATCTTCTGCCAGTTATCGTGGTGAGATATACATGGCTAGAGTTAGTGTAAGTCCTAAACGTGATGATGTTACAGAACATTTAGTTTTAAATAAACGTGGTAAATTTCAAAAAGTATTGCGCGGATTAAGACCGGTAGGTGTTTCTCAAGAATTTGGTAATGCTAGAACTTCACCGCATCCTTTTATGCGACCTGCTTTAGATAATAATGCAGATAGAGTTATTAGTAGATTAGGATGGTCAATTTGGAATGAAGTTAATTGGGGTAAATACGCAAAAGGTAAATCATGATAATTGGTTCGTTATCGGTTAAATTAGGTTTAGTCACTGTAGATTGGGATTCTGCTACAGAAAAGGCTAAACGTCAGGCTAAAGATTTACAAAAATCTTTTCAAGATTTAACTGGAGAGTTAAAAAGTATTGCTTCTGCGTTTACCAGTTTTGGTGGCGTGTTAAGCACTAGCGCATTAAGTTTTGGCGCGTTAATGTCAGCAACTTTATCTTATGCTAATGAAGTAAAAGATTTAGCAGAAGCGTATGATTTATCAATAGAAAAAACAGTTCAGTTTAGAAATGCTTTACAGACTTCTGGCGGTAGTGCTGAAAAGTCTGGGCAAATGTTAT